TCCGGCGCCCGCTCCGGCGCCCGCTCCGGCGCCCGCTCCGGCGCCCGCTCCGGCGCCCGCTCCGGCGCCCGCTCCGGCGCCCGCTCCGGCGCCCGCTCCGGCGCCCGCTCCGGCGCCCGCTCCGGCGGCGCCCGCCGATGCACTCGCCGCGGCGATCCGCGCGATTGCGGCTGGCACGGTTGCGGCGCCCGCGTTGCCGGCTGAACTGCTCGACCGCCTGACCGCAGTCGAGACCGCGGTTGCGGCGTTGGGCGAACCGCGGCGCCTGATCGTGACGGACGGGGAAGGCCAGCCGCGCGGACAGGTTATTGAGCGCCATCACGCAGCACTGCCCGATCTGGTGCGTATCCTGACCGCGCGCGGGCCGGACGGTCACGGGCTTTCGGCCTTCCTTGTCGGGCCCGCTGGTAGTGGCAAGACAACTCTGGCGGCACAAGCGGCGCACGTTTTGGGACTGTCTTTCGCCATGCACGGCGCCATGACGGACGCCAGCCAATTGCTTGGCTTTGTGGACGCTGGCGGTACCTATCGCGAAACCGCTTTCGTCCGCGCCTATCGCGACGGTGGGTTGTGCCTGCTTGATGAAGTGGACGCGGGCGCCGCAGACGCCATTCTGGCAATCAACGCGGCGCTGTCCAATGGCCATCTGTCGCTGTCGGACGGCACGGCCGTTCCGCGCCATCCCCGATTTCGGTGCATCGCGGCAGGCAATACGTTCGGCACTGGCGCCACTCTGGACTATATCGGCCGGGCGCCGCTCGACGGTGCGACGCTGGATCGTTTCGTTTTCCTGCCGGTGGACTATGACGAGGCGCTGGAGCGTGCCCTCGCCGGTAACGACGCATGGGTGGACCGCGTGCAGCGTGCCCGCGCGGCCGCGCGCAAGGCCGGCTTGCGGGTGATCGTCTCGCCCCGTGCCAGTTATCAGGGCGCGGCGCTGATCGCGGCTGGCATGGCGCCGGATCGCGCGGCGGAACTGACTTATCTGCGGGGCCTGGATGCTGCGGCGCGCAAGGTGCTGGCATGACCGCGCGCGCGTTCAATCCTGCCGATTTGCCCATCCATCCGGCGCCGCATGTCCTGACCGCGGCGCCTGACGGCACGCATTGGCAACTGCCGGTGTCGCTGGCCCCGGACGGCAAAGGGCCGGCCGGTCTTGTGTCGGTATGGCCAAGCGCGCGCGCGATGCTGGATGCAGTGCCGGACGGCGCGCTTGCCGCTTTCGTCCGGGAACACGGCGCCGGTTGGGTAGGTGCGGACGCGGCGGCTATCGCCGCGCGCGCAACGGACGGCGCGCCACGCTTGCGGGACGTTCTGGCGCCGATCATGCGGCGCCTGACTGTCGACGCGCCGTTGGAAACCGGGCGCCGCGCCCGGGTTGCGGCCGTGGCTGGCACGGCACCGCGGGTTGCCGCATGGATTGCAGGACAACCGCGCGCCATGACGCGGCGCGCGGCCGCAACGTCGCCAGTCGCCCCGCTACATGTCGTTGTCGATGCAACGTCCGTATGGATAGTTCCGGCGGGTGCAGTCGCGCGGCGCGCTGCGGCGATAGCCGCATGGGTGCAACGCCTGTCGGCCGTTCGGCCGGTTGTGCTGTGGGGTGCGCAGTATGGTGAGGCAATCGGTTGCCGCGGCCGCTATAGCCTGACGTTGTGGCGGGTGCCGGCTTCGCTCGACCCCGCCCAGCTATGGCCTATCGCGGCGCCAGAATGCCCGCGCGGCATTGTAACGACCCTCGGCATCGCGCTTCGCGGCAACGGTGCGGTGTATCTGAAGGGCGCCATGACGCCCGGCGCGCTTGCGCCGCTGTTCGCGCCGGGCGAGACGGTCGTTTGCCTGCCCGGTATCATGGGCACGGATCACGCGGCCGGGACTTTCGCAACGGACGCATCGACGCTGGCATGGCTGGAACGGACCAGCGCCGCCGCCGGGTTGCCGCTTCATGTGGCCTAAAGCGCCGGCCGCAGCGCCGGCCGCAGCGCCGGCCGCAGCGCCGGCCGCAGCGCCGGCCGCAGCGCCGGCCGCAGCGCCGGCCGCAGCGCCGGCCGCAGCGCCGGCCGCAGCGCCGGCCGCAGCGCCAGCCCGGGCGCCGGCCGCAGCGCCGGCCGCTGCACTCCGCTTTCCGCTGCACTCCGCTGCTGACGTGTTTTAGCTGTTGACAGCCGCACAGGACGACGCTACTGTTATCACGTCTACCACGCTATCAGCATTACAGAAGGATCGGCCATGCGCAAGATCGGACCTGTCCCGGATCGCATAGGGACGCTACGCGCTGCCCGCCGTGTGCACAGACTGCGGCAAGCCACCCTCGGGCTGCGCTACATCCAGACCTGGGTGTCCGCCGATGACGTGGAGCCGTTCCGGCGCGCGGCGCAGGTGTCGTCGCTGCGCGAGGCGCTGCGGCGGATCGACGACCCCAAGGCGCCTCTCGACGTGGCGCGCGCGGCTGCCAGCCGCCCCGCCCCGGACCTTTCGACCGTGGACCCCGCCACCCTGGCGCCTGCCGATGCCGCGCATCTGATCGAGGCGCGCGCGGCGGAACAACGCGCGAGCGATCCCGACCTGCATCCTGATACGGCGCTGCGCGAGGTTGCCCGCGCCTGGGTGCGATACCACATCGCGGCTATCGGCGCGGCTGACGAGCTCGCCGGATGGCGCCCCGGAAAGCCGCTGAGAACCTGACGACCCGAGAACCCGAGAACCTGACAAGAGAGAGAGAGAGAGAGGCTACCATGAACACGAAAACGACCCTGATCCTGTCGCCCGCCGGTGTCGGCGCTGTGCTCGACGCCCTCAAGGGGTTGATCCCCTCGGGCATCGTGCGCGCCAAGGATGGCGTGATCGTCTACCGCTGCGGGCTGCTGTCGCTGTCGCCCGCCGGCGCCCCGCTGGTGCGGATCGTGACCGATGACGACGCCCTGGAAATCAACCTGGGCGACGGCGCGCACCTGGACGGCGCCCCGGGCGGTGTCGAGATCGCCCCGCTCGTCGCTGCCCTGCGCGCTGCCAAGCCGCTGTGCGCTGCCAGCGGGCAACCCTTCCTCGTGGTGCTCGACCACGACAGCGGCGCCGCGACCTGCCACACGGGCGACAGGCAGTTTGCGGCGCATTTGGGCCGGTGCGTGCCGGACGGCGACTTTCCGCGCCCGGTGTGGGTCTATGCCAAGACGCCCGATGCGGTGGCGCTGCCCGCGTCCCTGCTGCGCGCGGTGCTGGCACACGCCGCGCCGCATATCAGCACCGAGGAAACGCGCTACTACCTCAACGGCGTCTATCTGCACCGCCGCGCTGGCGCCGATGGCCCGCTCCCGGCGTTCGACCTGGTGGCCACCAACGGCCACACGCTCGGCCACGCCCGCGTCACTGTCTCACCGCTGACCGACGATGCCAGCCCTGCCGACATCATCTTGGGCGCCGAGACGGTGAAGTGGCTGCTGGCCGCGCTGCCCGACGCTGGCGACGATCTGGTGACGCTGACCACAGGCCCGCGCCTGAAAGTCGGCGGGTCGCTGGTGGAGGTCTCCGCGCCCGGCTGGCACCTGACGGCGCGCGGTATCGACGGCAGTTTCCCCGACTACGCTCGCGTCATGCCTGCCATGCCGTCCGATCCCGCGACCATCGGCAACGCCGCGCAGATGACCGTTGCCGCGCTGGCAAAGGCGCCCCGCGACGGGACACAACCTGTTGCGCTGATCGCGGCACCGGCCGGCGGTCAGGCGGTCGTCCTGTCGGCTGACACGCCCAAGGACGCGCGCCCGGACTGCACCGCCGCCTACAATGCCCAGTATCTGGTCGCCGCGTTCGGGGGGCTGCGCAACGTCACCGCCGGACTGGCGCGCAGGGCCGTCGCCGCCCCGGTCCGGTTCCACAACCCGGGCAAGGGCGAGCCGTGCCGGATCGAGCCTGCGGCGCTGTTGCCCGGTATCGAGGCGGCTTGCGCGGTCGTCATGCCGATGCGCGCGTGAAAGGACACCCGATCATGTTCGAGCGTTACGACTTCGAGCGCCTCACGGATGGCGCGATGGGCTGGCTGTGGTGCGACCCGGTGCGGCTGACTGCACTGCACCCCGCCCCCGGCGGCAAGGACCGCCTGGGCTGGTATCTGGTCTGCACCTTCGTTGACGTGGTGGAGGGCGAGGACCGCTGGTATCTGCGCGTCGTCGATCCCCGGGAACATCCCGAGGCAGGCGACATGGTATGCGATCCGCACAAGTTCCACGGGCACCCCTACACGCGGCTGCACCCGCCGCCGTCCCTGCATCCTGTCGAGGTCTGACCATGCCAGCCCCGACCGATACCCGGCCCCTGCTGCCGGTGCAGGAAGCCGACGCGGCCTTCCTCGTAGCAGGGCGCCACCGCGCCCTGTTCTCCGAGCCCGGCACGGGCAAGACGTTCACGGCGCTGGAAGCCCTGCGGCAAAGCGGGCTATGGCCTGCGGTCGTCGTAGGCCCGCCCATCGCGCTGGGCATGTGGGCGCACGCGGCGGAAGCACGACTTGGCGTCAAGGCGTTCGCCGCTGGCGCTGGCACGCGCCCCGAGGACGTGCCAGCAGGAACCGACCTGATGGTGACGACCTGGACGATGGCGCAGAGGCACGCGGATCGCGTCCGGGCGGCGCGGGCGCTGGTGCTGGACGAGGCCGACGCGCTCAAGGGCACGGACAGCGACCGGACGGCGGCCTTCTTCGGCAAGCGGCTGCACATGCGGGACTGTCTGGCAGAGAACGCCGAACAGGTCTGGTGCCTGACAGGAACGCCGGTTCGCCGCTATGCGGATGACCTGTGGCCATGGCTGCGGGCGCTGCATGGTCAGGTGACCGCGACGGTCGGGCAGGCGCGGACGCTGCCGGAGTTTCAGGCCCGCTATTGCGTTCTGGCATCCCGCCAGTATCACCCCCGCCAACCGCCGCGCATGGTGACGACCGGCAACCGCAATCCTGAGGCGCTTCACGCCCTGATCTACGGGCAGAAGCTGGCAGTGCGGCGCCGCTTGCAGGACGTGGCGCCCGACCTTCCCCCGGTCACGCTGCGGGAAGTGACGGTCGAGCACCAGCACAACCGCGCCCTCGTGGAGGCCACCAGGGAGGCGCGCGGTCTCGGCCCGGATCATCCGCTGATGGCCACCGCGCGGCGCCACCTGGGCGTGGCCAAGGCCCGTTCCGTCGCCGCGCATGTGCTGCGGGTGATCGAGGACGACGACCCCGGCCCTGTCATGGTGCTCTACTGGCACCGCGAGGTAGGGGACGCGCTGCGGGCGGAGTTCGACGCCTACAGGCTGCCGACCGTGACAATCGACGGCCGGACCCGGCTGCCGGACAGGCAACGGATCGAAGTCGAGTTCAACGCCAGACGCCACCCTGTCCTGCTCGGGCAGATCGGCGCCATGGGCGTTGCGATCAACCTGCAAGAAGGTTCGCACCGGGCGGTGTTCGCGGAAGTCGACTGGTCGCCCGCTGCGCAGGAACAAGCCTTGCGCCGGGTCTGGCGCCTGGGGCAACGTCATCGCGTGCAGGTGGATGTGTGCCTTGCGGATCATTCCGTGGACGACGCGGCGCGATGGGTGCTGCGCCAGAAGGCCGAAGGGGCCGACATGATCGTGGATGGAGGGACGAGAACATGACCGACGATACCTTGCGCGAGCCGCCCGACCTGCGCGCGCTGATCGAGGGCGCCGCCCTGTCGCGGGTGCTGGTGTCCTACTCGGACGCTGACGACAGCCCCGTGGACCGTAGCGCCATCCTGACGGCCTCTGAGGCCGCCACCTGTCTGCGGCAGGTCTGGTATAGGAAATCCGCCGAAGGCCCATCACGGGGCAACTGGGGACCGCAGGAACGCGGCCACGCGGTCGAGGCGTGGATCGTGGACTTGATCGAGCGGGCGTTACCGCCCCCGGCGCGGCTCACGCGGCACGGCTGGCTGCAACGGACCCTGATCGACGTTACCCACGCCATCGGCGGCACGCCTGACGGGGTGCTCGTCTTTCCGAACCCCGCGGGGGAGCCGGTGCGCTGGCTGATCGAAATCAAGTCGGTGGACCCGCGCAAGAACTACCGCGCCATGACCGAGCCGGACCCCGCGCACGAGGCCCAGGTCCAGGTCAATCTCGCCCTGCTGGCGCTGCGGGGCGAGCGGTGCGAGGGGGCGCTGGTGCTCTACGTCGATGCGTCCGACTTCTCGCAGATGGTGCAATTCGTGGTGCGCCCCGACGCGCGGCCGTTCAACGAGGCGGCGGCGCGGGCGCGGCGGCTGTTCGCTGCCGAGGACGCGGCCGACCTTCCCGCCGAGGGGCTGCTGTATCCTGACGGCTGCAAGTGGTGTGCGTTCACGGCGCGCTGCGCCGAAGTGCAGGCCGCGAAGGGCGGTGCCACCCCGAAACCGGCTGGCCCGATGCCGGTGTTCGAGGCGCGCGGGATCGGCTCGCGGTTGCAGAAGCTGGCAGACAAGAAGGCCCGCCGCGCGCAGCTTGACGACGAGATCGCGGAACTGGAGACTGAGGTCAAGGAAGCGATGACAGCAAAGGAGGTGACACGATGGGCGAGCGGCGGCTACGTCGCCACGCTCACCCCTGTGGCGGGGCGCAAGACGCTGGATACGGCCCGTTACATCGAAGCGGCGGGGGTCGACCCCGCGCCGTTCTACAAGACCGGGGCGCCCTCGCTGCGCCTCAAGGTGGAAGCCGTTGACCAAGAGAACAGAGAACAAGGAGACGACGCGAAATGACGAACCTTCCCACTCCCTTCGGCCCGTCCAAGGTCGCGCTGCGCGACGTGGACCGGCTGCGCCAGGCGCTTGAGGAAAGCGACCTGCACGCCCCCGCGGGCGGCGCCCCCGATGGCTCGGTGTTCCTCAACTTTTCCGGAAAGCACGGCGTCTACAAGCTGGGCAGGAACGGCGAGGCCATCGACCCGGACGACCTGTGGCTCGTCAACATCCTGTCCTTCGAGGACGGCTGGATGTGCTGGAAGGGGAACCAGCCCGTCGCGCAGCGGCTGGCCAACATCTACAGCGGCGTCCACATCCCGACCCCGGACCCGAGCGAGTTCGGGCCGTTCAAGGACAGTGAAGGCTGGATGCCCGCCAAGGGGATGATCCTCAAGAACGTCTATGACGGTGTGCAGGCGTATTGGAAGGTCAGCAGCAAGAGCGCCGTGGACGTGTTCGCGGACCTGCGGCGCAACATACTGGCACAGATCGCCAAGGGCGGGCCGGCGTGGCCGCTGGTGCGGCTCGGCATGGAGAAGTTCGGCCAATACGACAACTGGAAGCCGACCATCAGCGTGCGCGGCTGGCTGTCCGACGAGGCGGTGGCGGTGCTGGCCGAAGATCCTGACGCCGACATCGAGGACCTGATCGCGCAGTCCAATCCTGCCCCGGTGCCTGCCCCCTCCCAGGGCACCAAGGGCCGGCGGCGCCTCTGACGGCGCCCTCACCGGGGGCGGCGGGAAATCCCCGCCGCCCCCGGCACCTGACACGCCGCGGAGGGGCTTCGACATGATACCGGCCTATGTGATCGACACGCCCGAGGCCGCGCGGGCGCTTGTCGCCCGGATCGCCGCTGATGCGTCCGTCCATGCGCTCGACTTCGAGACGACCGGCCTGCACCCGCGCTTGGGCGCCGAAGTGCGGCTGACCGCCATTGCCGGGCCGACCGGCTCGTGGGTGATCGACCATACCTTTGCCGGCCCCTTCCGCGACTACGCCCGCGACCTTGCGGCAGCCTGCGAATGGGCGGTGTTCAACGCCGGGTTCGAGGGTCGCTTCTTCGACGCCGCGACCGGCGGTCCCGATGTTGTGCTCTACGATGTCGGCATCCTGTCCAAGGCGAAGCTGGGCGGGCGCCCGCTGGCACTGGCTGACATGGCCAAGCGCGACCTAGACCTCGTTCTGGACAAGGAGTTGCAGGCGTCGGACTGGTCGCAGCGCGACCTTACCCCGGAGCAATATGCCTATGCCCGGAGCGATGCCGATGTGACCTGGCGGCTCTGGCAGCACTGGTCGCGCGAGATCGAGGGGATGCTCTGGCACGGCTTCACGATCCTCAATGACGCCTGGCGCGGCACCGCCGAGATGGAGGACACGGGCATGACGCTCGACCTCGACTGGCACGGGCGGCTCGTCGCCATGTGGGAGCGGAGACGGAACGCCGCCGAGGCGGCGCTGCGGCGCCTGGCGCCGCCCGACCTGCTGCCCAACCTGCGCAGCCGCGCGCAGGTCACGAAGTTCCTGCGCGAGCATGTGCTGGACGAGGCGTCCGCGAACGCATGGCCGCAGACCGAGAAAACCGGCCAGTTCGACCTGACGCGCGGGCGGCTGCGCCAGATCAGCTACATGGCGCCCTACCCGTTGTCGCGCTGGCTGGCCGCCATGATGGTGTTCAACCGGGCCGACAAATACCTGTCCACCTACGGCGAGACGCTGGCGACCAAGCAGCGGCTTTCCGAGGACGGACGCATCCGGGGTCGCTTCAACATCGCGCAGGCCGTCACGGGGCGCTATTCGTCGTCCGGGCCGAACTTGCAGAACATCCCCCGAAACCCGATGGTGCGGCGGGCGTTCGTCGCCCCGCCCGGAACGGTCATGGTGCTGGCAGACTATTCGTCCATCGAGTTGCGGGTGCTGGCGGAATTGTCCAGGGATCAGGTGCTGCGCGAGGCCGTGATCCACGGCGACGTTCACGCCGAGAACGCCGCCGCGCTGTTCCGGGTGCCGCGGCACGAGTTCTTCGAGCGGCTCAAGGCGAAAGACCCGCGTGCCAAGGAAATGCGCAGCCGGGCGAAAGCCTTCTCCTTCCAGCTTATCTATGGCGCCGGGCCGGGCGCGCTGGCAGTCGTCATGCGGTGCTCTGCCGACGAGGCCATCGACTACATCAACCGCTGGGCGAAGCGGCACCCCCGCGCCTTCGAGTATCGGCAGCGGATGTTCGAGCGGATGCAGGTAGACGGCTTCCTGCCCTGCGCGAGCGGCAGGACGATCTACGTCAGGCGCGAGGAACGGACGATGCCGGTTGCCTCGAACTATCCGATCCAGGGATCGGCGGCGGACGTGATGTATGCCCTCGTCGCCCGGCTCGAACGGCGGGCGTGGATGGAGCCAGCCCTGCCCTATACGCTGTTGGCGAGTGTTCATGACGAGATGCTGCTGCTGACCCTGCCCGAGCACGGCGAAGCCGTGCAGGCGCTGTTGCAGGAGGAAATGACGGCGGCGTGGCTGGACATCTTCCCTGACACGGACACGCACCGGCTGCACGAGAGCGCGGTAGGCCTGTCATGGGCGGCGAAGGCATGACCCGCCCCTTGCGCGTTCTGTTCGGCTGCGAGCGCAGCGGGATCGGGCGGAACGCGGCGCGGGCGCTTGGGCATGACGCATGGTCCTGCGACACCGAACCGGCGGAGGACGCGACAGACCGCCATATCGTCGGGGACGTGCGCGAGGTTCTGGCAGATGGATGGGACATCGGAATATTCCATCCGCCTTGCACCCGACTGTGCCGATCCGGGCACCGCTGGCTGTTCGGCCCCGACGAGACGCATCCCAGGGCGCTGCCCGCTGGCAGGACGTGGCAGGACATGCTCCGCGAGTTCGAGGCCGGCGTCGATCTGTTCCTCGCCTGCTGGAACGCCCCCATCCCGCGGGTGGCGGTGGAGAACCCTGTCATGCACAAGCCCGCCCGCGCGCGGATGCCTGCGGGGCTTCCCGCGCCGCAGATCGTTCAGCCGTGGTGGTTCGGACACCCCGAGTTCAAGGCTACCGGGTGGTATCTGCGCGGGCTCCCGCCGCTGGTGCCGGAGGGGCAACTGACGCCCCCGAAGCCGGGAACGGACGAATACCGGGCGTGGTCGCGGGTGCATCGCATGTCTCCGGGGCCGGAAAGAGCGCGCTTGCGGGCGCGGTCCTACCCGAAAATGATGACCTCCGCGGTGCGCCAGTGGACGGCGAAGGCATAATCACAGGAGGACAGGATGACGGTTTACATGGGTATCGACCCCGGACTACCTCTGACCATCGGGCTGCTGGACGAACACGGACGCAACCCGCGCATCGTCGAGGGCGAAGCCCTCGGGGTGCAGGTCAAGAAGGCAGGACGCAAGACGCCGACCTGGGACAATTCTCCTACGCTGCTGGCATCGGCGCTGCGCAGGATCGCCGAAGCGCATGACATTCCGTTCGTCGCGGTCGAGACGGCAACCTTGCGCAGGGGCGAGGGCATTGCCACGGGCGCCCGGTTCGTGGGATCGTATTGGCTGGCGGTCGGGGTCTGCGCGGCGCTGGAACTGCCGTGGACGGGAGTTGCGGCGGTGCGCTGGAAGAAGTTTCACGGCATCATCAAGAGCGAGGAAGCCGAGGACAGCAAGGAGTTGTCGCGGCAGGCCGCCATCCGCGCGTGGCCCGAGGCCGCGCACCTGTTCAAGCGGAAGATGGACCACAACCGAGCCGACGCGCTGCTGCTCGCGCTGTGGGGCCTGCACACCGCCCGGTCGCAGACGCGCAGGGCGCCATGACCACAGACCCAGCCGCCCTTCTGGACGCCGCGCTGGAATGGGCTGCGCAGGGCGTCCCCGTGTTCCCGGTCGCGCGGGACAAGCGCCCGCTCACCCGGCGCGGACATCTGGACGCCAGCACGGACCCCGACGCCATCCGCTCCATGTTCGCGCAGGCGGGGGCGCGTTGCTACGGCATCGGCGCCCGCATGGGCAAGGACGCCGGATTGTTCGCCATCGACGCCGACCTCTACAAGCCGGATGGCGTGGGCGACGAGGCGAAGGCGTGGGTGGAAAGCCTGCAAGCGCGGGGGTTCATGCCGCCGACGCGGACGCATGCGACCCTCAGCGGCGGCGTCCACTACATCTATTCCAGCACGACCGCATGGCCGAACGTCAAGCCGTGCGATGGCGTCGAAGTAAAGGGCGAAGGCGGCTACATCGTCGTGCCGCCGACCCTTGGCTACCGGGTCGAGCGCGAGGGCGTCGTCGCCGCTCCCGAAGGTCTTGTGTCCGCGCTGACCGCCGCACGGGCGCACCTGGCGGCGCAGCCCGACGCCGACCTCGAAGCGGTCGTCCTGTCTGGCGCGTCGTTTCACGATCCTCTGACGCAGCTTGCCGCCCGGCTGGCATCGCGGATGCACAGCCCGGACGTGATCCGGGACAAGCTGCTGGCGCTGCTCGCGGCGTCCTCGGCGCGTATCCCCGAACATCCCCGGCACGCGCGCTGGCAGAAGATGGTGACGGACGAAGGCAAGGAGTTCTCGCGGCTCTGCGAGAGCGCCACCGCCAAGTTCGACCCTCTGGCACCATCGCGGGGGCTCGCGGCGGCACTCGGGCACCTTGTTCCGCAAGCGCCGCCGCAGCCTTCGCCAGACCCGGCGCGGCCCCCGGAATGGCCGTTCGCAGACCGCCGGGGCTACTTCGGCGCGCAGCTTGACGGCGTGCTTGACCAGAAGTTCGTCATGCACCCGATCCTTGTGGAAGGCGAGACGACCCTTATCAGCGCCGCCCCGAAGGCTGGCAAGACGCTGGTGGCCGAAACGCTGGCAATGCATCTGGCCGCAGGTTTCGACCTCGGGAACCTGCTGGTGGCGGAACGGCGCCCGGTGATCTACTTCGCCCTCGAAAGCCAGATCGCCATACGCAAGCGGCTGATGGCCTGGAAGCTGACGCACGATCCGCATGGCGAGATTTTCACCGACGCCAATTTCCAGATGTTCGTCTGCGAGGCGCCGCTGAACCTGCTCAACGTCGAGACCCGCGCCGACACCGCCGCCCGCGTGGCGATGGCAGATCGCTGGTTTCAGGAGCGCGGCGCCGCTCCGCTCGGGCTCGTCGTCATCGACACGCTCACCAAGGCCATGCCCGGCGGCGACCAGAACTCCGTCGAGGACACCTCTGCTGTCTTCCATACCGTCGAACTAATCCGGCAGGCCGGGGTGACTGCCGCCATCATGATCGTCCACCACAACACCAAGCACGGAAACGCTCCGCGCGGTTCGAGCAACATTCAGGCCGAACCCGACACCCTGCTGACGCTGGACAAGGACGAGGACGGGCTTCTGCATCTGTCGGTGCTGCTGGCGCGGTCCATCGAGGACACGGAGAAGTGGGTATTCCGCGTAGACAGCTACGATCTCGGCGTGACGGAGCAGGGCTACAAGATCACGGCGCCCGTACTCAGGCCGGGGCTGGCACGGCACAAGGACGCCGACGACACCGGACTGGCGCTTGCGGACGCGCGCGCGTTCCTGGACATCTACAAGGCCATCGCGGACCTCGGCCCCGGAAGGCATCAGGCCCGCAAGGTGCACGCCTTCCTGACGCGCAGCCTGGGCTCCACGTCCTACAAGGCGCTGTCCGCCCTGCGCCCGCTGTCGCCGGAATGGTCCAAGGCGATCCTCGCCGTCATCCCTGTCCACGGCGCCCGCACAGAAACTGGTCTTGTCGTGTCCAGCCTCGTGCAGCGGCAAGGCCCGGCGTCGTGGATCGTGACAGGCTTCGAGGTCATCAGCCTTGAAGCCTACGCGCGGCCCCCGCCACCGGACCCGCAGCCGGTCGCGGCCGACGACATGGTTGCCCCGCCGGAGCCGCAGGTCATGGACGCCCAAACCCCCGCTTATACGTCGCGCCGGGGCCGCAAGAAGCTGCTCAAATGAAGCCGCCGGCCCTGCCAAAGCATCCCGCCGCCTTGCTCGGCGCCGCTTGTGCGCACCGGGGGTTGAACCTCAAGCAGGCGCGAGCCCTGTTCGAGGCGATGATCGTGGCCGACGCGATCATGCTGGCAGCAGGGAACGAGACTGCCGCGGCGGCTGCGCTCGGGATAGATCGGGTCACGCTGCACAGGATGCAGGCGCGCAAGCATTACCCGTCACGGTGCCAGCCCAAGCCCGCGCAGGATGGCGTCGTCCTCGGAGGTCTCGGTGAAGTCGTTGAGGACGGAACCTGTCAGCCCGGTATACCCGCGTTCAAGAGCCGTCGCCGCCCGTAGCTGTTCGGCCGGGCTGCTGCGGCTGCCTGCCAGAAGCGCCCGATACAGTTCGGGGTCCATGACGGCATCGCTCAGAAGCCGCTCGGCCCCGGACGAGTTGATCCGGTTCACGAGGGCGCGGGTGAAGCGGGTCACGCCGCTGGCATAGGACAGGGCGCCAGCGCCGCCGGGGTTGCTGCTCTCGGCTGCCCGCAGGCCGACATAGCGCCCGAGGAAGTCGATCCCGCGGTCGATGAAGTCCACCGGCAGGATTTCCTGCGCGGGCTGCTGGGCTGCGGAAAGTTCGATCCGTGTCAGATCGTCCGCGATGGCGTTCAGTCTGGCAAGCTGCTCGGCCGTGTAGATTTCGGACGCCGCCGCCCCCGTGCGCGGATCGTTCAGCGCGGCCCGAAGCTGGGTGCCGCGCAGGACGCGCCCGCGCCCCGCCGTCTCCACCGCTGCCCTGCTCATGAGCCAGTCCGTCATGGACCGCCGCACGCCCTCGGCTGCGCCGCCCGAAGGGTCTGCCAGCGCCTCCCGCATGAGGGCTTGAGCAGCGGCGGCGGGGTCAGGGGCGTTCAGCACGGACGTGATTTCCCGCGCCCCGCCCGCGTCCACGAACCGGGCGCCCGGCGTGTCGCGCACGGCCTTGAGGTCGCGCTCGACTTCACGGATGCCCTGCTGACGGGCGGCCGCCGCGTCGATGGCGTCCGTGAACTCGGCCCGAAGCTGCGGGCGACCTTCAAGCCATGCCGACCGCCGCAGCATCCGCGCCCCCGCCGCCGGGGTCAGGCTTCCCTGCGCGTCCACGAGCGCGTTCAGCAAGGTCTGCCGCAGGTAGTCGTCCACGGCGGCGGAACCTTCCGGCGACCCGCGTAGTGCCGCGTCGATGGCGTCCAGCCGTGCCTGGCTGCCCTCGCGCGGGGTGCCGAGGATGGATTGCAGCACACCGCCGCTGTCCGCGCCCGCCCCGCGGGCGTTGGTGTCGAACACCGCCCGCGCCGGGCCTCTGGTGTAGAGGTCGTGATACTCCCTCGTCGCCTGCCGCGCAGCGAGGAAGGGCGCCGCCTTCTCCGGGCTCTGGTTGATCGTGTCCAGCACGGCCTCCCGCGCCTGGATGGCCATGGCACGGCGCAGGTCGGCGTTGTTCACGCCGCGGCTTGCCTCAAGGCTGCGGATGTCGCTGCCAAGGCGGCTGTAGATGCGGTCCAGTTCGGCGGGCGGCAGGTCGTCCTTGCTCGCGGCAACCCGGCGCACAATGTCAGGCACGAGGTCGGCGTTCGTCTCCCCGGCCTCGTCCACGATCCGCTGGAAGGCGCTGCGCACCGCCCCGGTATCGACGCTCGCCGTCTCCGGCACCGCCTCCCACAGCCTTCGCCGCTCCGCGTCCGCCGCCTGCCGCGCGGTCTCGATGCTCTCCTCGAACACCCGCGACCGCTCGGCTTGCGTGCCCGGCGTGCGCGGCCCGAGTGCGGCTACCGCGTCGTCGGCGGCGGCGCTGGCGCGTTCAAGCTGCTGTTGCAGCCGGGTCGTCGCCGCGTCCACAGTCGTGTCGAAGAACGTGCGGGCGGCTTCCGGGGTCGCGGCGCCGGTGATTTCGCGCGCCGCTTCCGCAGCCGCGCGCATGGCGGTCTGTTCCTGCTGACCTACCTCGACGCGCAGTTTCGGGTCTTGCGCGATGATGCCGCGTTCCAGCGCCATCAGGGCCGGGTCGCCCGTGCGCTGCGCGGTCGTCATGCCGGGCAGCCCTGGGGCGTCCAGCCCGGCAAGCGCCGCGTCCAGATCGCCCGCGCGCGACCGCAGCGCCCCGGACGCCCGCAGGCGGGCCGTCTGGTCCGGGCGCACGAGCCGTTCGAGCAGTTCAAGCCCCTTGTTGACGCCGGGCGCCCGCACCGCGGCGTTGACCGCAGCGCCGGTCCCGACTGCCAGCGCCCCCGGCGTGAACGCGCCCGCGATTTCGCCAAGCCCCCGCGCGACCGGCGGGCTGATCCACGACTGATCGTCTGCCAGATTTTCGGCGGCGAACCCGCCCGCGCCCATGGCGGCGCCGCTGGCAGCCTCAAGCCCGAGGGCGGCGCCCGGGGTGGCGACGAACGGTCGCGCCACCGTCTGCGCAATCCCGCGGGCGGCGCCGCCCGCCCGCGACAGGGCGCCCACCACCCCGGCCCCCGGAAGCAGCGTTCCGGCGGCCAGCCCAAGCCCTTCGGCCATGCGGGCGCCGAGGTTGTCAGCGGTGTCCTCGGGACGGGCAACGGCTATGCCGAGCCCGCGCATGGCGTCTCCTGCCATGGTGCTGGGGGCGCGGGGGTCGAAGCCCAGCGCCTTGCCAAGTTCCCGCGTCGGGTATGTCAGCAGGTCGGGGATGGACCCGAGAGCGTCGACCAGCCCGCGGTTCAGGAACCCCATCGTCTCGGCCACTCCGCCGCCGCCCTGCTGCGGTGCCTGCACGGGGGGCGGCGCCTGCACGGGGCGCAGCCCGGCCGGGGCGTTGCCGGGCTGCGGCGCGGCTTGCCCCGTCAGCGCGGCGATTTCGTCGGGGGTCAGCGGGCGGAGCGAGGACACGGGCTCAGCCCTCCACGATGAAGTATTGGCCGTTCAGGACCACCACAGTCCCGGGGGGCAGAGCCAGGGCTTCCTCCATCGTGGACACGACAACCGGCCCCTGCGGTTGCCCGCCGCCAGCGGCAGGCGCCGCGCCTGTCGGTCCAACGCGCCGCCCGGAGGCGTCGAACTGCGGCGGCGGAGCGTGCAGCACGCTCAGCGTATCGCGGATGTCGCGGGCGAGGGTCGCTTCCTCGTTGCGCTGACGCGCGGTCAGGCCGGGGTCGTTGGCGCGGCTGCGCGCCAGTGCTTCCTCGTTGCGGAGATACCTGTCGATCTCTTGCAGCTTGATTTCCAGCGTCCCGGGCGACATGGTGGCCGCCTTGTCGGGGGCAACGTCATCCAGCAGCAGCCCAAGTTCCTGCGCCAGAAGGCGCGGTGCGTTGCGGAAGGTGGCCACCGCCTTGTTGCGGAAGATGGCGAACTCCTGCGCCGCCCGCGCCTGCTCCGGGGCAATCGGCCCGCCGCCCAGGGCCTCCCATACCTGCCCCACCGACCCCCGTGCCAGATCGGCGGCGCGAGCGACGATGCCGGTAATCTGCGGTGCCCGGTTGAACAGCGATTGCCCGGTCTGGTCGTAGGGCACCGGCTCGTCAGGTCCGACCGCGCGGGGCGTGACGAAGGCGCCGGCATCCGGGCCGCCGATCTGGACGACCCCCTCCGGCGTCACTCGGTTGTTCAGGACCACCTGCGCGGCCTGCTCCGGCGTCTCCCCGAAGTAGCGCACCCGCGCCTCGATGTCCCTGTCAGCGCCGGTCAACCGTTCCGGCCCTGCCAGCTTGATCGCGGTCTCGACGGCATCCTTCACTTTCAGGTTGCTGTCAGCCGACAGCAGGTCGGCGGCGGCCTGCATCACGGGGTCATTCCCGCTGCGCCCGCGCAGGATGAAGTCGGCGCGTTCCGCGGCCTGCTGTTCCAGCACCAGCCGCGCCTGTTCGGCCTGCGCGTTCCCGGCGCGAAGTTGCTCGAAGGTCAGGTATTGCGCCGGGTTCGTGCGGGCGGCGGCGCGCTGCTCCGGCGTCATGTTCGGCAGGCTGTCGATGTAGCTGCCCCACGCCTGCCGGCCTTCCTCGTCCCGCATCTCCTGCCGCGCCAGCCGTGCCTCCACGTCGCGGCGCTGCCGGTCGGTCAGGTATTCCGTCATGCTCATGGCGCCGCCAGCGATGGCCTGCGCCGCGTCAGGGTCGCCCCGCTCGTATGCCAGCGTTGCGGCGGCTTCGCGCCGCCGCTGTTCCAGCCGGTAGTCCACGGCAAGTTGGCGCTGCTCCGCCTGGCGCGCGGCGACCTGACCGAGGTCGGCAGGGGCGCCGACGCTCAGTTGCGAGAAGCCGACGCCGAGGCCGGTCAGCAGGTTGCCGAGGTCGAAGTTGCCCCGGCTGAACCGCTCCGAGTTCGACATGAGGCCGGGCATTTCGGCGCCCTGCATGATCTGCGCCAGCGCGGCCTCGGGCTGTCCGGTGGCGTAGTTGCTGCCCGGACCTGTCGCACCGCCGGCGTAGGACACGCCACCGCCGCCGCCCGCTCCGCCACCGCCGCCCGCGCCGCCGCTTCCTTGCTGGAAGTTCTCGAACGGCTCCGGCGGCCCTTGCGGCCCCTGCGGCGCACCGTCATCGCCACTCCTGTAGCGCGCGTAGCTGCTGTCGAATGCTTGCCTGTTCCTGTCGTAGTTCACATTGAGCGCGTGCCAGGTCGGCCCGAGCGCCTGCGCGATCCTCGGGGTGAAGCCCTGCTGCTCAAGGTCGGCGGCGAGGTCGCGGCCCGTGTTGGTGCGGTAGGTCCGCTGTGCCAGCGCCCATGCGTAGCGGTCCTGGTTCTCCGGGGTGAACGGCGTGTTGGCCCCGGCGAAGTCGCGCCACGTCGACCATGTGAACTGATACCGCCCCGCGGCCGAGGACTGTCCGTGAGGGCCGGGCTCGAAAACGCGGGGGTGCTGCCCGGTCGACAGGTCGAACGGAGCGCCGCCGCGCGGCGTGTAGCGGATGTCGTAGCGCCCCGCGCTTTCGCCCCGCGCGATGGCGTTCAGGAGCGCCCGCCCGACCGGCGGGACGCTGCGGTTCACGGGGTCCGTGGCAATCCCGCCGCGATAGGCCGATGGCGGCCCCGCCGCGCTGCTTCGCGGGGGCGGTGGCGCCGCCTCGCCCGCGCCGCCGGGAGCCGCCGCCTGCGCGCGCGGGCGCCCGGACACGCGGGGGTTCATGGTCTGGTCGTCAGGGTTCACGATGTCGTCCACGGCGCCCCTGGCGGGGCGCGCGCGCGGGCGCGGGGAAGTCTGCGGGGCGGCGCTTTCAGGCTCTGCGGGGAAGCGCAGGCGTTGCCCGCTGCCGCCCGGCGGGGGCGTGCCGAGGTCGGGGTCGAAGCCCAGCGACGGGCGCGGGCGCCGCTCGTCCATGGCGTCGGCAGACGGGAACGCGAGCGGCTGGTCAGGCTGGCTCGCCAGTCCGCGGCGCGGCGGATAGCCGACTGTCGGCGCAGGTCCGGCCACACCAGGCGGAAAGCCGAGCCCGGCGCCAAGCTGGGCGGCAGTCGGCGCCGCTGTCGGGCCGCCGACGCCCGGGAACGCTGCCATGCGCGGGTCCGTGGCAAGAGCGGCGAAGGCGTCGAGCGTGGGCGGCGCCATGGTCGGGCGTGCCATGGCCGGCGTCCCCGGCGGCATCTGCAACCCGACTTCGCGGTTCACCCCTGCAAGGATTTGCCCGAGGGTCTGGTCGAGCGCGTCGACGCTGGCAGCCTGCCGTGCCAGAAGGGGCCGCATGAGGTAGTCGAAGCTGGCCATCAGCGGAACCCACCCGGAAAGCCGACCCCTAGCGCCTGTAGCCCGAGCCCGAGGAAGTTCAGAAGCCCCGGCTTCTGCGTCGTCGTCTGCGAGGTCGCGGCGTTGAGCGGGCTGCCGCCCGCCGCTGCCGTGCGCAGCGCCAGCAGGTTCTGCGGCTGGTTGACATACTGCTCGAACATCGCCCGCGCGTCGTCGAGAAGCTGCTGGTTCATCGCTTGAAGTTGCAGCCCGTCGAGGCGCTGGTTCGCCTGCACCTGCTGGCCCATGCCGAACTGCTGCCCGCCGAGCGCGCCGAGCGAACCCGCCGTGCCAAGCAGCCCGCCAGCCCCGGTCAGGCGCCGGTCGAGGTCGCTTCCTGCCAGCGCGGCGGCGGTGTTGAAGCCCTGCGAGCGCAGTTGCGCCGACAGGTCTCCAATACTGCGCTGGGCGGCGGCGTTCGTCTGCGCCTCCACGATCCCGTGGCGCGACCCGCCGAAGGCGCCCGCCCCCGTGGCCATGGCGCCGATCTGCCCCTGCTGCATGGCGGTCTGGCGCTGGATGGCGTCGGCGGTGCGCGCGACAACCTCGTTCTCCCACGGGTTGCGGTAGGCGCCCATGCCTTCCGCGATGGTTCCGGGATTGGCGAACATCATCCCCGCCGTCCGCGCGGCCAACCCGGCATCGCCAAGGTTCCCGGCCGCCTGCTCGTAGATGTTGCCCTGCTGGCCTCCGATGGACATGCGGCGTGCTCCTGTCAGCTACCCCAGCCGGGGCGGCGCTGTTCGTTGTAGGGCAGGGGGGCCTCGGTGCCGGGCATGCCGGGGGTCATGCCGCCGCCCATGGCCGGGAGACCCGCCGTCATGAAGGACATGATAAGGGCGCGCTGCTCCGGGGTCAGGGCCGCAAGCGCCTGCTCGTAGAAGGCCATGGGCGAAGCCGGGCGGTCGGCGGGCTGCCCGCCCAGCGTCCCCACGCCGCCCTGCGGCAACCCGAAGGCTGCGGCGGCGAGGTCGTTGCCCTGCATGGCAGCGACCTGCGGCGCCGAAAACCCGGCGACGGTGTTGCCGCCATAGGGCATGTAGGGGATGCGGCCGACCTGATCGGCCAGTGCAAGGTTTTCCTTCGCCGCCTGCTCAAGGGGCTTCGGAAGCTTCACCGTGGTCGTCTGCGAGCCGCCAAGCGCCATCCTGATCCTCCTGATCGTCGACGGCGCCGCACAGGACGCCGGAACTGTAGATCACCCCGACCTGCCGGAACCCGTGCCCGTTCAGCACTTTGGCCCACCCGGGGCGGCCTGCTATGGTGATCCGAGAGCAACCGGCGTCACGGGCGACCTTCTGCGCGGCTTCCCAGAGCCCCAGCAGATCGGGCAGGTCGCCCCCTCCCAGGAAGATATGGTAATGCGCTTCCCGAGGATAGGCAACGATTTCCGTTAGCGCGAAGCTGCCGCCCACGGACCACCAGTGCAGCCGCCCGGAAAGCGCCATGACGCACACATCGGCGAAGGTGTGCGCGCCCAGCCCCTCCGCCAGCGCCGCCTCGATCTGCGCGCGCTTGTGGAGCATGTCGGCCAGCAGATCGGACTGCTCTGCGAAAGTGCTGATCCGGTTCGGACGAACGCCTTGCTGCGGTAGGGTCACTTCACGGTCTCCTGCATCATCTCCGCGTAGCGGGCGTGCAGCATCATGATGCCAGCGCCCAAGTGGAACATGGTGCCAGCCGCGCCTTGCCAGCCGTTGAAAGCAGTCTCGTTGGGCGCGCACCCGGCCCAGGCGATACCGCTGATTTCGCCGCGCTCGGCGCGCGCAAGAAGGTCTCGCAGCGCCTCGACCACTTGGGCGTCAGCCTCGCCGGGAAGCAAGACCTCGGTCAGCTTGTGGATTTTCATGCTTCGCCTCTGTTGGCCCGCTTGAACCTGAACGCGCTTCGCGGCAGATCGTGCCCCGCCAGTCGCTCCAGCGTATCCAGCCACGCGGCGGGCAGCAGGTCCGCGCGTTGCGCCCGCTCCACCCGCTCGAAGGTGACGCCCAGGGCTTCGGCGGCCTTGTCCAGGCCGACATGTTGCAGGATGTCGCGCGGGGCTTTCATGCGCCCACACTAACGCGGCATTTATTACCGCGTCAAGCCGACCCCGCGCTTGCCTCCGGCACAATCTGCCGCTAGTATCGTCGGGACCGATCCGTGGCGAGAAGGACAAGACAGATGAGTGACCTGTCCACAAAGGCACGTCTGGCCGCAGAGTTGCGCAAGGTCGCGGCCAAGGCCAGCCCAACCAACGCTGTCAAATACGAGGCGCTGGCGACGCGCGCAGAGACAGGCGAGTTTGACGATTACGGGGATGCGCACCCCTGCGGCCCAACCGCCCTTTTCCACGAGCTGATGCGGCTTGGATTTACAAGGTTTGCCGCCCGCGTTCGGGATGGCGAGTTTGATGCGACACTTGAAGAAAGCGAGGAGTGGGCACGGAAACAGACCGACCATGAAGTTCTGTCTATGATGGCCGCTTTGGGCATTGGCCCTGACAGGAGCCGGGATCAATGATCAATCTCGCTATTGAAGGCACGACGCGCAGGATCGGAAAGTCGCAGGGCTATCGCGGTCTGTGCGTCAAGGATTTCGTGTATGGCAATGGAACGCCCGCGATGCAGACAGCATGGGAGCCGACGCCGAGCGAAATCGCAAGAATTGTCGCTGGCGCACCCATTATCCTGACACTTCTAGGCATCGAGCATCCACCCGTGCTGATTGAAGTCGCAGACTTGGAGAAGGACCGGGCCGATGGATGAACCTCTCGCGCGGTTCGGCTCGCCCGTCTCCGTGCGCCACCCCGACATGGAGGCCGACGCCCGCGATTTGGGGCTTCTGGTGCAGTATTCGGACGCGCCAGACGCGCCGGAATATGAACTGGTCCGGGCGCAAGGCGGCGAAGTGACCGTCAAGGTCGCCGCTCGCCTGGGCCGCCTGGGCCAGCGGGTAGCCATCGCATCGGCGCTGGCACGGGTCGTCGTGGCCGGTGGTATCAGGCCGAGGATGAACTGAACCGCGCCCTTACGGTTCAGCCCAGCGCGGCCAGCAGTGCTTCGCGGTCGCCCTCGTGCATCAGCGCCGCCAGCCCCTTCCAGTCCAGTGCTGTCGCTGCATTGATCGTCGCCGCGATCACTTCGCCGTCGCGCAGGATTTCGGTAATGGTCTGCACCTGCATACCCACGATCCTGTCTCCGTCAGGAGACCTGTCGAGACGAACGAGCAGTTCGTAGAACCGCGTGCGTTCTTCCAGTGCCATGCTTGCCTCCGTCAGGAAATGATCGCGCGGTCGGTGACGCGCCGCCAGTTGGTGCCGTCCGAGAAGGCGTGCACCGCGCCCCCGCTCTCGTTCGAGACGTAGATGATCGCCCCCGCGCCCATACCGCTGGCCGAGGGCACGGTGCCCACGGTGAAGCTGCCCACGCGGGCGGCGCCGTTGACGTGCAGGGGCGCGGTCGGGGCGGTGGTGCCGATGCCGAGGTTGCCGTCGCTCGCCAGCCGTACTCGCTCGCCGTAGCTGCCGCCCGAGTTGCGGGTGGCGAAGCGCAGGGTCGTCTGCATACCCCCGCTCGCGGGGGCGGCCTCGGTCGTCGCCACGATGCCCGCACCGACGACGAAGGCGCTGGTGTCGGAGACGCCATAGAACTGGATATCGCCGAGGTTATCGCCGGACTGCACCACCGTGTTGGTGCCGACCGTGGCTGCGCGGCTCTTGGCGAAGACCATCAGCGGGGCGCCGGCATCGGCGCTGTAGCGGAAGATGGTCATGCTCCCGGTCCCGGAGACACCCTGCACCTGAAGTTGAGCCTGAACGCTGCCGACGGTTTGCGAGGCGCCGCCGCCGATAATAAACCGCCGTGTCGAGTCCAGCCGCAGGCCCGCCACCCCGCCGGTGCTCCAAGCCAGCGTGTCCGCGGCCACCCGCCACATGCCGGTGTCGGGGTCGGCCGAGAAGCTGAACACCGGCGCCCCGGCCGAGCCGTCTGCGGCGAGGACCGGCAACGTCAGTGTCAGTGCGGTCGTGGACAGCAGCCACCGCTGCACGCCGCCGGTAGCCGCTCCGATCTGGTTGTCGGCAGGGCGCAGAAGCCCGGTGTCGGTGTCGGCGGAGAAGGTCAGTGCGGGGGCGGCGGCGGTTCCGTCCTGGGCCAGCACCGGCAGGGTCAGCGACAGCCCTGTAGTGGACAGCAGCCACCGCTGCACGCCGCCGGTGGACGCTCCGATCTGGTTGGCGCCTGGGCGCAGGAAGCCGGTGTCGGTGTCGGCGGAGAAGGCGATCCCGGGCAGGGCCGCCGTGCCGTCAGGCGCCTTCCAGTCGAAGGTCTGCCCGAGGTATGTCAGCAGCGCGTTCGCCCGGTCGATAAGCACCTGCACGAGCCCCCGCGTCGGGGCGATGGCGTAGGGCTGGCCGGAGGCGGTCGATCCGCGATAGGCCGGGGCGATGGTCAGGGACGTGTCCGAGACGACCGTGACGATCTCGTAGATGTCGCCAGTAGGGCCGACGAAGGCGTAGCCCGGCTGCACTCCCGGCCCTACCCAGTTGGTCCCCGCCCCCGTTACCGTGGTCGAGGCGTTGGTCACGGTCACGGTCCCGGCGTTCACCCAGGTCGTCATGGCGCAATCCTCAGTTCGATGTCCACGATCCGCGCAAGGATGCTCATGTCCGCGTCCTCGCGGTCAAGCCCTTCCTGAAAGATCAGGGTGCGCAGGTCGGAAGCGTCCAGTTCGAGCGCCGTCGCGCGGGAGGTCAGGGCGCCCACGTCGCCTTGCAGGGCGCCCACGTCGCCTTGCAGGGCGCCCACGTCGCCTTGCAGGGCGCCCACGTCCCCCTGAAGGGTAGAGACATCGCCTTGCAGGGCGCCCACGTCCCCCTGAAGGGTAGAGACATCGCCTTGCAGGGCGCCCACGTCGCCTTGCAGGGCGCCCACGTCCCCCTGAAGGGTCGAGACATCGCCTTGCAGGGTCGAGACATCGCCTTGCAGGGTGCCCACGTCGCCTTGCAGGGTAGAGACATCGCCTTGCAGGGTCGAGACATCGCCTTGCAGGGCGCCCACGTCCCCCTGAAGGGTCGAGACATCCCCCTGAAGGGCGCCAACGTCCCCCTGAAGGGCGCTGACATCGCCTTGCAGGGTGAGGATGTCGGCCTCGATCAGCGACAGATCGACGGTAGACGCTTCGAGCGGCACCCACGTCCCGCCGCGCGACACTACCACCGCCGGGATACCTTGCGGGCGGAACATCAGGATGCCGTCCACGGTCGCCTTTTCGCCGCCGCGCTGGTGGCGCAGCAGGACGGCGGCGGGGGGCTGGTCGCCCGATCTGGCATCGGCAAGATACCGTGCCAGCTTGAGCGCCCATTCGCGCCAGTCGCGTTCGTTCTGCGGCGACGGGATGGGGGTGGGGTAACTCACCGCCGTTCGCCCGGCTTGATGTTCACCCGCATGGAGCCGACGCGCCAGCCTGCCGTGCGACCTTCGAGCCGCAGCGAGAACTGCCGCCCGCGCGCCCTGACGCCGACCGGCGAGGCCATGCTGTAGGGGCCGAGGACGGTTTCAGGACCGTTCGGCATGTCGCGCACCTTGAAGATGGCGGTGACGCCGCCGGGCGCGTTCTCGTCGGGATAGATGTAGTCCACATAGACGTGCTGATCGCCCGCGCCGATTTCGAGCGGGCCAGTCTCGACGAACGGGATCGGGCCGTCCTCGATGGAGACGTTGCGGAGTTCGTGGTTCCACAGGACGCCCATGGGATCGACCATGAGCACGTCGCGGGTCACGCCCCTGTCCAGCGCCATGCACCTGTCCAGCTTCCCCTTCGTCCAGTGCTGTTGCGCGTAGTCGAAGCAGATGTAGCTGTCAGGCTCGTCGGTCGGGCTGTCGTTGGACTGGTAGAGCCACCAGACCTCATCGAAGTCCCGCAGCATGAAGCCGAAGGTCTTGGACCTCTGCGCGAAGTTCACATCGTTCACGAAGAAGTCCGCGATGTCGCTCTCGATCCGCCGCAGCGTCCCGTCCCACAGCCAGACGCTCCGGGTCTCGGACAGCCAGATGGCGAAGCGGTCGGTCGTGACAACCGCCGCCGCGCTGATGGCGCCGCAGCCTTCCCCGGCCTTCTCGAAGCCGTAGACGAACGGCGGGCCGATGTAGCGCGCGATGTGCAGGTCGTTCTCGCCGAGGATAAGCACCTGATTGAGCACCTGATGCAGGCTCAGCAGCTTGCCGAAGCCTGCCAGCCGCAGCGACCCGGCCTGATTGGTCTCGTCGGGCGTCCAGAGTTCGCGGTTCTCGCGCTCCGACCATGTGACGGTGCGCGGGTCGCGCCCGTCGCCCGTGCCGCCGATCCCCATGAGGATACGCTCGGTCGTCACCACGATGTCCTGGAAGTTCTCGGGGGCGTTCGGCACCGGCGCAGGCTCGGGGTCGCCAACCGCCCACGCCCACACCGGCCCCTCGCCGCGCACCTGTGCCAGCAGTTCGGCGCCCCATGCCGTGAAGGACCATGTGATGACCGGCACGGGCAGGCGCCCGCCGCCCGACCGCGCGGTGCCGTAGGGACCGCCGCCGTAGGCCCCGACGCCGTAGCCGTTGGCGAACCCGGCGGACCGGGCGCCCACGATCAGGTCATACGGGGTGATGTCGGTGACAACGCCGCTGTCGGACAGATGGTAGAGCGAGCGGTTCGTGCCGACGACGACCTGCCGGGAAATCGTGTTGTCCTGCCACGAGAAGATACCGCGCGCCGCCTCGTCCGCGCTGGCATCCCACATCGGCGGGATGTCGGTCACTTCGTCCGAGGTCTTGCGCCGCTCCCAGCCGCCGACAACCCGGATGGCCCCGTCCTTCCAGCGCACTAGGTTGCTGTCGGCCCAGCGGCCCCGCCCGACATAGGGGGTGCCGGTGGCGTAGACGCCGGGGCGCAGGTCGAGGTTGACAAGGGTCATGTCAGACCGCCTCCATCGGCGGGGCGCGCAGATCGGGGAACACCGCGTCCGGGGCGGTGAGGCGGCGCCATTCCTTCGCGCAGTCGAGTTCCGCCATGGTCCACGGCTTCGGGCGCCCGGGGAAGAACATCAGTCGCATCCCGGGCGGCGGCACCGGGCGCGCATGGCTGAGGTAGCCGTGCTGGCGCTGGTCGTAGAACAGCACCCCCTCGCGCGGCCCCCAGGTCGCTTCCCGGGGTCCGAGGACGAAGCTGATCCATGCCTGATCCGACCCGGTGAACCGCTGCGAAGCGGTTCTGGCACCGTCCAGCGTCAGCCCCGTGAACACGGTCGGTCGCGCCCCGGCGGTGAGCATGACCATGGAGCCGTTGTAGGGCCGCGCCTGCCGGCTCGGGGCGTGGAACAGAACGATGTCCTCGGGGCGGTCGAACAGCGGATCGAGCGGCAGGTCGCCGCCGATCACGTCGATGTCCATGCTCACGATCCGCTCGGCGCCGAACAGGTCGGCGGCGTGCGGCGCGAACAGCGCGAGGCGCCGCCAGCATTGCGGATAGCCCATCGGCTCGGGCCAGCGCGCCGACGAGTAGTCCTCGAACAGCCCCGGCGGCGGAATGACCTCGATGTGCGGTGCCAGCCCTTCCGGGGTGTCTGTCACGCAGGCCAGCCGGTGCGGGATCGACAGGCGCGAGGCCACGATCTCCGCCCACACGTTCACATGCGCCGCCGTGTAGATCACGCGGCCGTTCGGTTGCGACCAGAGCCAGGTCAGCACCTTGAGCATCAGCGCGGTTCGCTCCACTCGGCGGCGTGCATGGCGTCCTTCCCGGCGTCCTGCGGCGCCTTCCGCGCGCGCCCGCGCTCGGTCATGGTGCCCATGTAGTAGCCGAGCGCGTAGGCCCCCGCGATCACCAGCGGCAGCAGGACAGTTCCGAGGGTGCTCATTGCCCGTCCCTCCGGCGCCACAGAACCCAAGCCAGCAGCCCGGCGAGCCCGATGGTGGCGATGGGCTGCACTTCGACCGGGAGTTCACCGACGACGCGATGCACCACCGGCACGATTTCGGGCGGCAGCATCGCCAGCACTTCCGCCGCCACCAGCACCGCGCCCGCCCCCACGACAACCTTGGTCTCGGTCGGCACGGGCTGCGGTCCGACCGGAGGCATCTTCGGTTCCTCCGGGAGGCTCGTGGCGGGAGAGGCCGGGAAGGGGTCGCCCCACGTCCGCGTCGGGCCGGTGTCGATGTGGATGAAGCCCTGCTTCGGATAGGTGCCGATGCCGGAGAACCCGAAGGCTTTGGCGCTCTTGATGAACTCGGCGGGGTTGTGGTTCGCGATGGCGATGTCGAACGCCTTGCCCTGCATGTGGAAGCTGTCCTTCGCGCCGCCTACCTTGGCGTTGTGCGCCGGGGTCCGGTAGGCCGAAATCACGATCATCGGCTTGTCCAGCGCCCTGCGCAGGGCTTGCAGCTTGTCCAGCGTAGGCACGTCCAGCAGAACGCTGCCATCGTCCTTCGATGCCAGTTCCCGGGGCGAGAAGTTCGGCCAGCGCCACATCCCGGACGGCACCTTCGACCAGTGGTCGGCCTTGATGGTCATGCTCATGGCCTTTGCAAGTCCTCTCCATGGTTGCCGTAGGTCTGCTTGTAGAATTGCAGGCGGTCGTTCATCCGCTTCGCCATGTCGAACGCCATTTCGATCTCGGCCTTGATCGCGTCCGGGTCGCCGCCCTCGTCGCAAAGGCGCCACGCCTCTCGCAACCGCTGGCACAGCGTGTCACGCTGACTGCGGCGCCAGTGGTCGATAGGGTATTTCACGGGGAACCGGCGAGGGTTTTCCACAGCAACGTCACTCCCGAACCGACCCCTGCGGCCATGACAGAGACCACCATGAGGGCGCCCTTGCCCATGAACCGCAGCGCCTCCATGCGCCCGACCGTGGGCTGCATGGTGGCGACCGACCGTTCGAGGGCGTCCACCTTCCGCACCAGCGCGTTCAGGTCGGTGTGAACCGCTGCGCGGCTGGCGCTGCTGTCGGTCTGCATCTGCGCGACGGTCGCAATGAGGGCTTCGATCTTGCCATGCACCGTGCCAAGGGAATGGCTGATGCTGACCATCGTCGCCGCATGATCGGCTGCGTTCACGGTATTCTCCATCACGAAATCCGCACGAACAGGGCAAGCGTGTAATAGGAGCCGACCCCGCCGGTTCCGCTGAACGTGGTGGTCAGCGCCCGCCATGTCCCGCTCAACGCCGAGGGCGCGACCTGCAAGGTAAAGTTCCCCGAGTTCTGAGGTTGTTCGACCATCGACGCCGGGCGCAGGAGCGACCCGGCGTAGGTGCTGCCAAGCGTAACCGCGCCGTCGATACGGCAGAGCATCGTTGTCCCGATTGCGCCCGGAGACAGGCTTGTAATGACAGAGAGCACCGCCGCCGTGAACGCGCTGTCGAACACCATCTTGGCGCCGGTCACGGACCCGTCTGCCAGCTTCGGCGTCGTCACGGCGCCGTTGTTGATCTTCGTCGTGACCACGGCGTTCGCCGCGATCTTGTCAGCGACCACGGCGCCGTTCGCCAGCATCCCCGAAGTGACCCCGAGCGCGGCGATCCCGAGCGCAACGTCGCCTGCCAGAGCGCCGCCGCCGGTCAGCCCGGCGCCTGCCGTGACCTGCCGCGTCGTCCTGACGACATCGGTGTCGACGGCGAGCGTCACGTCGCCGGTCAGGGCGCCGCCGCCGGTCAGCCCGCTGCCCGGAGCGGTCACGATCTGACGGGACGCCAGCGCCCGCGCGGCGATGGCCGTGTCCAGCGTCGTCATGTTGGCGTTCAGCTTGGTTCCCCAGGTGTCCGACGAGCCGCCGACTTCGGGCTGCGTCAGGTTGAGGTTCGGCGTGAAGCTGTCGGGCATGGGGCTGCGTCCTCAATCCGCTGGGTCCACGGGATACCAGATGTCGCCGCTTTCGTCCACAGGACGCCAGATGTCCACCTGCGTCCTGCGCCCGCGCCACCCCGCCGCGAGCGAGCCGCCGATGGCGTCCTCGAAGCGGCTGTCGGACGGCAAGGACAGCGCCCCGATCCAGTCGTCGGCTTCCGCGCTGCCTTCCGCCGAGAACGTGGCTTCGGTGACGATGGGTTCCACAGGGTCGGGAGGAATGTCGAGCGAGGTCAGCGCACCCTGCGCGTAGCGAACGAGGTTCGTGGTGACGTAGGGTGTGCTGGCGTAGCCGGTGAACGCCAGCACACCGAGCGCATCCTGCCAGACCACGCCGCGCCACGGCCGGTTGGTGCCCCCGGTGAACTCGGTGAAAGACCAGTCCGTGCCGTTCGCGGAGGTCAGATAGTGACTGGACACCGCAACGTCGCTGGCCCCGCAGGACGCCGCGACGAAGCGCCCGAGCCCCGCCGCCCAGATGATTTGTTGCGGCGTGTAGGTGGAAGTCGTCCCGCGCGAGGTCCAGGTCTCGCCATCGTCGGACGTAATGCGGATGCCCTCGTTCGCACCCCCGACCGCCGCGAACAGGCCAAGGGCAGGCGACCACGCCACGCCATACATGACCTT